ATGTCTTTTCAAAATCTCGCCCCTCCTTCTATCTTTGCCCTAAAAAAGCAAGATATGAGCGATTTTCCTTTCATCCCCCCAACCTCCGTTGTCACCATCCCCGGCACCAACAAAGCAGCCGCCTTCACCCCCAAGACCAGTGAAGTCTTCAAGGAGGAGCACAACATCGCCCCAGTATTCATCAACGACAAGATGCAATACATCCCCTGGGGCGCCGACAACCAGATGCCGTATAACATCATCGACCTCATCGAGTCCGACGAGACCCTCGCCACATGCCAGATGTTCAACGCCGAAGTCTGCTACGGCAGCGGCCTTGTCTACGACACAAGCTCCGCCACCGCACAGACAGTATCCCAAGTCGAGGACTTCCTCGCCGACAACGACCTCCCCACTTATTTCCTCGGTGTCTGTCAGGACTTCAAACACTTCGGCTTCGCCGTCAGCGTCATCATTCTCAACGAAGACGGCTCACACATCGTCCGCCTCGCCCGAAAGCAAGCCTGTTACGTCCGCTTCGCCCCGGCTGACAAGAACGGCACCATCCCTTACATCCTCTATGCCAACTGGCGCAACACTCCTTCCCCGGAGGACATCGAGCGCATCGAGTTGTTGAATCCTCAATCCCCTCTCTCGGATTTGCAGCAGCGGTTAAGCAAAGGAAAAACAAAGAACAACGCTAATCAGAATTCTTCATTCTTCACTCTTAATTCTTCATTCTCAAACCGCAAGTTTGCGGTTTTGAGTCGTGTTCCCACGCCCGACAACACCTATTACCCAATCCCATACTATGCCGCCCTTTTCAAAGGCAAATGGTACAACATCAAGCAACTCATCGGCATCGCCAAGGAAGCGAAACTCAAAAACTCCGCTCCAATAAAATACCACATCGAGATTGCCAACAGCTTCTGGAACAACATCTTCAAAGTCGAGGGCATCACGGATAAAGTGAAGCAACAGGAACGAGTGAACAAGGAGAAGGATAACATCATCAACTTTCTCACAGGCATGGAGAACAGCGGAAAGGTCCTCTTCTCCACGTTCTACGTATCACCGAACGGCGAGGAGCAACACGATGTCGTCATCAACAAAATCGAGACTGACAAGGAGGGCGGCGACTGGGCGACGGACATCATCGAAGCGGTGAACATGATGTGTTTCACAATGCGTGTCCACTCCAACCTTGTCGGATCTGTTCCCGGCAAGTCTCAGACAAACAACTCCGGCTCTGACAAGCGTGAGCTTTACACCATCGCCCAGGCTCTCCAAAAGCCCTATCATGACCTTCTCTTCAACGTCCACCGACTTATCATCCGTTTCAACAACTGGTCAGCGGTCAAGCCCGACTGCCCTTTCATTCAGCTCACCACGCTCGATGAAAACAAAGATGCGAAGCAGGTCAGCACTGAAAAACAGGACACTAACCCAAACAGCAAAAATGATTAGTTCTCCCAGCTCTCCCAGTACTCACAAAAAAAATTAGTAATCATGTCAGCTTTAATTTCAGATAACACCACCCTCCTGCGCTACATCCCCAACACCCTCAAAGCGGTTGCCGGGGAAACGTCCCTTTACGACAAAATCCAGTACCACCTTCTCCATGCGGAAACGTGGCTCACCGACACATTCGTTTCCACGGACACAATGTCGCGCATCAAAACTTACTCCGACATCACACCGCTCCTCCACTTCTGCCGTATCATCGTTACTGCGGAAGCTATGATCCATGCCATCCCCCAATTGGATCTCATCCTTACTCCCAACGGCTTCGGTATCGTCAGCAACCAAAACATTGCCCCGGCATCCAAAGAGCGCATCGAGCGTCTTTTACTTTCCCTCGAAAAAACAAGAGATGATGCCTTGCAAACTATCCAACCGATGCTTCTTGAAGCTCACCACTGGCTCAACTCGGAACCTTACAACTTCTTCTCCAAAACGATGTTCCCGACTCTTGACATCGTTCAAAACCTCGGTTTTAACGACCATATCTGGCAGAAATATATCGACATCAGAAACCAGCTTATCATCATCGAGGATAAACTTTCCCGTGATTATTTTTCTGAAAGTTTAATGGAAACCCTTCGGGCATGTATAATCAAAAACAACTTTTCTTCCACTAAAGACCCATCAGCCTATCTAAAATTAAGCAACCGGATTCGTTCGATTGAGTTCTCAATCCTGAGAACGGGCGAATTCCCAACACCGTCCATCATCGATGCCGTAAATTTCATACGTACTTCCAAGAGCTACGTCTTCCTCGAATGGAAAGGCTCCGACATCGCCATTCTCTTCGAAAATCATGGATATAAAAATAAAAAGGAGTCAAGTGGGTATTTTTTCTAAAAACAATTGCAAATGCTTGCTTGTAAATGCAAAAAGTACTAACTTTGGCGCATTAAAAACCATAAAATCATTCGCTTATGAAGAAACTGCTATTCATCATCTTCCTAATGGTGTTCTCGTTTGCGGTAACGGCAAACGCAAAGAAACCTAAAGAAAAGGTCGTATGGCCTAAGGCTGTGCTGACTCTTAAAGACGGAACTGTGCTTAATGGCTATCTGCGCACGGACATTCATTTTATGCAGAAATATGTTCTTTTCAGCGAGACCGAAGAAGGAAAAGATGTAAAATATAAAAATGAAACCATAAAATCTCTTGTTGTAAAAAATTGTTTTGGCGATGGCAAGGAAACTACATTTATTCCTGTGAATTTGTACTGGAGGGAAGCTAAGAAGATATTAAAAACTCCTGTCTTGGCTATTCAAAATTACCAAGGAAAGCATGTCAAAGGCTATATGTATCCTACATTTTTTGATGACACTCGTACAAGTATTAATGCAGGTGTGATGCAGAATACATCTATGTTTTCGGGAGAATGGTGGTATCTTTATAATGTTGATTCTGACAATGCCCGAAATATATCTTACTGGGATTATTCGTATAGTCGTAAGCCAAAATCTCTAAAATCTCGCTTGAAAGAGATGAAAAAAGATTTCAAGGAATATCCACAGGTTTGTGAAACGGTTGAAAAACAAGGGCTAACGGCAGAGCAGATTAGCGAGAACCCTACCATTCTTCTTGAAATCCTTGACAAGAGTCTGCAATAATCTTTTGTCTTTTCCCCCATACAAATGCTTCCATACCTTTGCCGTATGGAAGCATTTTTCAATTTATCTCTCCCCACGGATTGGCAGTCCCTCTCTGACCGCCAACTCCTATATTTCTTCCACCTCCTTTCCAAGGACTACCCAATGGAAGAAATCCAAACTATTTGCCTTTTCAAATGGGCAAACCTCTGTGTATGTTGCCGTTTCAAGGGAAACACCCTCATCAAGCACGGCAAGCAGGAAGCATGGCTCTCAACACGTCAAATCCAGTCCGCTACCGCGACTCTGGATTTTCTAAGGTCATTCCCTCCATTCCCAACACGCATCACGAAAATCGGCAAGGCAACAGCCATCGCCGCCGATTTTCAACAGATCCCGTTCTCCACTTTCATCGCAGTGGACAACTACTATCAAGGTTTTCTCCACACCAAAAACATCAACATCCTAAAAGGTGCCGCCCCTCTGCTTTATCCAAAAATAAAGCAGCGTAAACTCACCACCGCCCATCTCTTCGGCATTTTCTACTGGATTGCCTCACTGAAGCAGTACTTCGCCCGTCAGTTCCGCCACTTCTTTACAGCATCCCCAATCGAGCCTTCAAACCTCCTCGGCAATTCCCCCAACACCGCCGAGGAGGTAAAGAACGCCATGAACGCCCAAATCCGTGCTCTCACCGGTGGCGACATCACTAAAGAGAGCGCTGTCCTCGCCATGGACACGTGGCGAGCACTGACGGAGCTTGATGCCAAAGCCAAGGAAGTCGAGGACTTCAAGCGTAGCACCAAATAGCACAATACTTCAAAAGTTTATTTGTCCTATTAGTCCCATCTGTCCTAAGCAGAATATCTGTCAGCAGAATTTCAGTTCTCCCATTACTCCCAGTTCTCTCATCTTTTTTCAATCTTTCAATCTCTCAATTTTTCAATCTTTCCACTATGACGCAACAAAAGCATATTACTCCCCTCTCCCACGGGGAGGGGTTCGGGGGTGGGGCCTGGAATGCCACCGCCTTCTTCCAAGCCCTAACATCCACCAACAAATTCGCCCAAACCAAAGAATTTGTCTTCGCCAAGGTCAGCGGTCTTGACGGCTTCGAGGAAGCTCTCAACCAGCTCCAGTCCGCCACCGCCATCGTCGCCGTGTCGGACATCAGCCAAGGTTACATCGAAGTAAACAACAGTCCCCACACAAGGCGAGTAAAGACAGTCTTCCTCGCCATGCGCCATGCCCTCGGTGACATGACCGCTCGTCAAGAGTGCATGGACACCATGCGCGAGCTGTTCCGCCAGTTCATGAGCAAGTTGATTTTGGAGAAAACAAGGTTAGAACAAAACAGCATCTACCTCGATCCTCGTATCTCGTTTCAGGAAATAGACCAGTATTTCTTCTCCGGCTGCGCATGCGCTTTCTTTCAAATTGCAGTAGACACCTTTACCGACCTTCGTTATGACCCCACAGAATGGCAATGACCAAACTCAGCAGCAAGAACGTGAGAAATTCGTTCTTGCCTTCAACGACACGATGCTGAAGATATGGAAGGAGCAAATTACTCTCCTCGGCGTCATCGACACCGGGCGGTTGCTCAACTCTCCCAAGTCCCTCCCCGTCAGGGCGGACGGCAGATTCATCGAAATTGGACTTAGTCAAACTTTCCTTGAATACGGCCTTTGGCAAAACTATGGCACCGGTAAGGAAATCCCAAGAGGTAATAACGGCGACATCGGCCGCGATCGCAAGCGCAAAAAGAAACCGTGGTTCTCCCGCAAATACTACGCCTCTGTAATGAACCTCCGTGATTTCCTCTCCGAAAACATCGCCAACGAGTTTGTCGGTATCGTCGCCCAAGCCCTGGACGACAAGCACCTCCGCTACAATCACTGATTGTAGGAAATTCCAGTTCTCCCATTTTCAATTTTTCAGTTACACAAAGATTCAATAATTCTCCAATTCTCAATGGCGAAACCACAATTCTACATTCTACACTCTAAATTCTAAATTCAATTTCGTCTTTTTCTCTTTCAATTTCCAATTCTATCTTTGCTCAAAAAAGTTATGGACATCTCTTCTCTCACTAATCTAATCTCCTCTTTCCGCAACGAGACGCAGGAGGAAAGTATCTCTCCCGAAGTCCTCGGCGCGCTTCTCCAGCGCATCGCCGACGTCATCGCCAACACCGCCCAACAGTCGGACGTGGCGAGCCTTGCTGCATGGCGCACGGCGCTGCAAAATCTCGGATCAATGCTCAACGGCATTTCCATCGGCTCGGACGACCGCAACAGCGTCTTCCTCTCCCTCACTAAAACGGATCTGAAGACGAACAAGTCGCAGGTCTTGCAAAATTCCATTTCTATCCGCCAAGCCACCACCGAACGTGCCGGGGTTATGCGCGCTCAGCAGGTGCAGGACCTTAACAAGTGCAAAACGGATATCAGCTTGGTTTCCAAGGATATCTCTTCTCTCCAATCGTCCCTCTCTGACCTTGAAAAGAGCATCAGCAATATCCAACTCTCCATCACTTCCCTGCGCCGCGGTGCCAACCTCATGGATATCGACATTAAGCAGCTCCAAACGGACATCTCTTCTCTGAAGTCTGCCATCCGAACGCTCCAGAACAACATCAATACGTTTGCTTCCATGCGTCAAACCACCTCCGTGCATATCGAGGCGATTATCAAGGACAACAAGATTTATATTCAGGGGGCTTATCAGTTGGTCAAGTCGGGGCTCATTCCGGTAATCTTCCGTTACACGACACGTACTTCAAGACGGTGGACTGACAAGGAAAACCCGGAATTGCCAAGGGAATATCTCCCTAAACGTCGCGGATGGAACAGGTTTTTTGACTCTAAGAAAATAATCATCAACAGCGACGACACGGTTTCGTTCCGCATGGAGAAACTGCAACCTAATGAAACGAAACACCAATATATGCAAACGCCGGAAGCCCTGTTCTCTAAGGTGAAGGTCATGGAACTCCCGGACGGAAAAATTAACAAGATCCGTATTCCTTACGGACAAAAACTCTTTGATATCCTTTACAAGTATCATTCGTTCAAGTTTGCTGTCGGTTTCTACAAGGAAACGGACTTTTCCTGGGCGTTCCGCTTTTCGGACCTTCGCACAAACCTCGCCGTGTTTAAGGTTATTGCTTGTGCAAGAGGGACTGATGAACAAAACTATGAAGTTTCCTATAACTTTTCCAAGTTCTAAGATACGAAAAATGGCGAAATGGTCTCATACCACAACGCCAAAGTTTAAATGGTCTCATACCACATACCAAATGTTAATGGTCTCATACCACAAACATGACACAAAAGTAACTCTTATTCTCTGAATGGCAAAAGACAAGCAACTTTCTTCTGTTTATTCATCCAACTAATTCTTATCATCATGACTAAAGAAACTAAAGAAAACATCCAGATTACTTCTGCAATCGCTATGCTGATCGGCGGATTTCTCCTTGCTGTCGCAGGGTTCGTCGTACCGCCCACCGGTCAAATCCACGAGTCGGTCCTCGGCATTTTCGCCGAGTGCCTTATCTATGCCGGATCCATCTTCGGGGTTACAATCTACATACAAAGCAAGTACTCCGAACTCCGTTCCTATCTCGACAACAAACTGAAGGAGGAGGAGAAGAAATGAGAAAGATCTCCACAATCATCGTCCACTGCTCCGCAACTCCCGAAGGCAAGTCTTTCACTGTCGCCGACATCGACCGCTGGCACCGACAACGCGGATTCGCCTCTATCGGATATCACTTCGTTGTCTACCTTGACGGCAGCATACACACAGGACGCCCAATCGGAGCGGTTGGAGCGCACTGCCAGGGGCACAACACCAATAGCATCGGAGTATGCTACATAGGTGGTCTCGCAACTGACGGCAAGAGTCCGAAGGACACTCGCACGTCAGCACAGAAGGCTGCACTTTTATCTCTTCTCAAAGAGCTAAAAGAGCAGTTCCCCCATGCCAGCATCCGCAGTCATCGCGACTTCACCCCGAAAGCCTGCCCGTCTTTCGATGCCACAAAAGAATATGCAAACATCTAATTCCCCAAATATGAAATATTCTTCAATCTTTCCATTTTTCAATCTTTCCATTTTTCTTTCCGCATTTGTACTATCGTGCAAGAGCGCAAAGACAGTTTCATCATCCCATGAAAGTGAGTGGAACGCCGTTTCACAAGTTCAATGGCAATCCACTCAAAATCTTTCATTCAGCGGTCTTCATCGGCTCACCGCCCTTTCCTTCGACAGCTGCGCTCTATACTTCCCACCCACCCGAAACACCAGTGAGCACTCCGATACCTCTGCGCCACTCCCTGACGTTTCTCCCTCTACGGGCAAGCCCCATAAGAACACCAAGGCAACGCCTACTTCTTCCATTTTTCAATCTTTCAATTCTTCCATTTTAAAGGCTACGCCGTCCAAAGTAACCGTCTACGGACTTCACCTCTCCCGGAAGGTCGAGGAAAAGTCCTCCATGTACCAGCAGGAAGCGGACAGCCTCGCCAAGGCGATGCAGTCCTCATACGCCAAGGCGCAAAATACACAAAAGGAAAGCAAGCCTTTCCTTTCATCATCCGCAAAGCTCACTTTCATCCTCCTATTTATAATAGGTATTATCCTTATTGTACTTCGGCGCTCCCACGCCCGAAGAGAATAAAAGGCTAAAGCCTTCTGCCAACGGCTCCGGCGGTGCATTGTTCATGGCGAGTACAAGCCACGCTGTGGCTAAGAAAACCGTGGGGCGTTCCATTGCGTTCCGGCTCTTCGTTCTTCTGTTGCGGAAAGATAGTGCAAGCCGAACGCAATCAAGCTCGCTTGAATTGCTAAGGCGTAGCCTATCTTATCTAAAGAGTATGCCACTTCCCTTAATCCGTGCCGCAACTCTTTTCTCTGGAAGGGCAGCGGACACATCGCCGCAAGCGTCGACAAGTCCGCTGCGTCTTTCAGAGAAAGTGCAGGCACACGAGTTACGGCACGGGGTAAGCGACACACACTTTCCTTCACGTCAGCCCGAAGCACCTCCACTTCATTCCACGCCCCACGGTTTCACGGCTGCGCCGGTCCTCGCCACCGAACAATGCGCCACCTCCGCTTATGATTGACGCTCCGCCCAGCCAAGCAACGCTTTCAGCGTGCTTGTCTGACCTACACGTCAATCATCAACACGCAAGCGTCAATTTCATTTTCCACATCTTCGATGTCTGTCTATATATAAAGGTGAACAGTGTTGCACACCCTTCACCTTTCAGAATTGCGAAAGGACGTTGCGCTCCATTCCATTACGTTTCCATTCCGGGTTCCGCCTTGGCTCTTCGCGCCAAGCCGAAACCCTGCATTCCCACTTCATTGCATTTCTCTCCACATCCATTCGCTTTTTACAAAGCTTCGCTTTCTATTGTCTGTCAATGCGAGAAAGCCGTCTGACTTATGGCAATCAGAGATTGCTAAAAGTCAGCCAGCACTCTCGCTTATTCAATAGGTATGGCAGAGGTGAGCATTACTTCCCCCTCAGTAAAACAAGTTTTATTGAGAGTGAAGTAAAGCCGATGAAAAGCCGATGCGCCCCCATGTCGGCTGAAGACCGACAGGCGCATCACCTTTTCATCTCTCACCACTGCCGCATTACCGCCCGATGCCTCCCTCGGCTCGTTGCTCGCTTTGTAGTCCTTGACACCATCACGAAACCCTCGCTTTTTCCCCCTCTCGTATTCGTCCTATTGGTCGTATCAGTCCCATTTGCCTTCCCGATACCCGATTTTCCGAAACCTCGGCTCTCACTTCATCACCCGAAACCCTCGCTTTTTCCACCTCGTATTCGTCCTATTAGTCGTATATGTCCTATTCAGCATCACGATACCCGATTTTCCGAAACCTCGGCTCATTTCTCTTAGTCCTCCCATTTCTCCCAATCCGAAACCATATATCTTCCCGAAACTCGGAGTGTCGCTTTCATCATTCCGAAACTCGGAGCATCCTTATGCCTTTGCGAAACTTTGCAGTCGCTCTCGCACCTCTCGCAACTTAATCCGCCTTTTCTGCTTATTCTTCCTTTTCGCCTTTTTCGCCTTTTAGCGCAACTTCGGCATTTTGTCGTAGTTGAGAAACTTAAAATTAACATTTGTTCACATATTCCGCTTCCTTGAAAGCCTCGGAGCGGTTCGGCAGTACAGGGCGGTCGGGGGGTCTTTATCAAGACGGGTTAAGGGAATTTCCCTTAACAATCCCTTTTCTCTTTGGTAATCAAGACGTTATATTTTTTATGTATTAAAAAATGGCGGATTTTCTTAAATCCTCGTGCCCCATTTCGGGCTTAACGTCTTGATTTTGCGTCTTTTGATGAATGTTCCCGTGTCGCTATTTTTGCTGTCGTATAACATTCAAATTCGAAAGGACTATGTCATCTATTAATGCTAACGCAACGGTTACCCTTACTGTAAACGGTAAACAGGCGGAGGATATGCTTGCCAAACTCAAATCGCAAGCTTCCAATCTTGAAAAGGCTATCGAGAAAGCGGCTGCGGCAGGGAACAGGTCGCAACTGACTCGATTGAAGAAGGAGTTGAAGGAAACGAACAGGCAGATTTCTCAAATTGAGAGTGCAAGTAAAGGAGTGGAGAATGTTTTGGCGAGGTTGGACCAGACGTCGCCTAAGGAACTGAACCGCACTCTTTCGCAACTCAAGCGCAGTCTTAACGGACTTGAGCGCGGCAGTGAGGAGTGGAACCGCCAGTGTGAGGCTATCAAGCGTGTTAAGGCGGAGATTGCCAAGGTAAACTCGCAACTTCGGGAGAATGAAAGTCTGTGGGAGCGCATGAACCGCAAGCTGAATGATTGGCAGACGGCTATCGCCGGAATGGCGGCTGCCGTTACAGGTCTTTTCATGGCGGGGCGCTCGGCGGTGAACGCTTTTGCGGATATGGACAAGGAGATGGCGAACGTCCGTAAGTTTACGGGACTTTCGGCTTCGGGGGTCGAGGAACTGAACGAGGAGTTCAAGAAAATTGACACACGAACGGCTCGGGAGAATTTGAACAAACTTGCACAGGAAGCCGGAAGGCTCGGAAAAACCTCACAGGAGGATGTGCTCGGCTTTGTACGTGCGGCTGACCAAATCAATGTTGCTCTCGACGACCTTGGGGAGGGGGCGACGCTTACTCTTTCCAAACTGACAAGCATCTTCGGTGACGAGGAGCGCATGGGAACGGAAAAGGCTCTTCTTGCCGTGGGTAGCGTTATCAACGAGCTGTCGCAGAACTGCACGGCTTCGGCTCCTTATCTCGCAAACTTTGCGCAGCGCATGGCTGGCGTGGGGGCACAGGCTAAAATGACGATTCCCGAGATTATGGGTTTTGCAGCGGTGTTGGATTCTCAGGGTCAGGCGGTGGAGATGTCGGCGACTGCCGTTTCAAAGGTCATTATGGACATGTTCAAGGAGAATGACAAAATCATAAAGGCTACAGGGCTTAATGCCAAGGAGTTTAACGAGACTTTGAAGAAAAGCACGAATGAAGGTTTGTTGATGCTTCTTGACAGGCTCCATGAATTGGGCAACATTGACGTGTTGGTGCCTGTCTTCAAGGATATGGGAGAGAATGGTGCTCGTGCGGCACAGGTGATTTCAGCTCTTGCCGGAAACCTTGACATGGTGCGTTGGGAACAGGAGGAGGCAAACAAGGCTTTTGCCGAAGGTACTTCCGTTACCAACGAGTTCAATGTTCAGAACACGACGGTACAAGCCGGACTTGACAAGGCTCGGAAGGGGGTTACTGAAATGGCTGTGGCTCTCGGACAGCAGCTGCAGCCGATTATGAGCCATGTCATTTCTTCTACTACGCTTCTCTTGAAGTTCATGTCTTCTACCATTACTTTTGTGAAGGAAAATGCAACGGCTATAATTTCTCTTACTGCGGCTTTTGTTGCCTACAAGATTGCGGTAAATGCAAGCAATATAGCGTTCAAGGCGCATTATGCGTGGCTCGTTATCTGCAAAACGGCAACAATGGCTTACAAGACTGTGGTCGGGACGCTGCATGCTGCTCATCTTCTTCTGCAGATGGGTCTTGCCAAGCTCCAGGGCAATTGGGTGCGGCAGTCGTGGCTGATGTCGGACCTCAAAAAACAGGGGGCGCAGCTGGCTTCGGGGTACGGAGCCATTCTTGCGGCGGTGATTCTTTTGGGTACGGGACTATACAAGCTTTACAAGCGCATGACGGAGGTGTCGCAGTCCGAGAAAGACTTACAGGAGATACGGAAGCGTGGGCAGGAGGGCATCGTCGAGGAGAAGAACAAGATAAATGCTCTTCTTGCAGTGGCGCGTGATGAAACGCAGTCGCTTAAAGACAGGCACACGGCGATTGATGCCCTTAACAGGATTATCCCGAACTACAATGCGCAGCTTGACGATACGACAGGAAAATACAAGGAGAACAAGAAGGCGCTCGACGATTATCTGAAGTCTTTGACCCGGAAGTATGAAATTGAGGGCGCCAAGGACAAGTTGAAGGAAATCGGCAAGCAGCGTGCGGACCTCGTCATCGAGAAGCAGGAGAGGAAGAACAAACTTGAATACGAGGACAAGCACAGGGTCGTGACGGGCGACAGGCTCGGCGGCATGGCGGCTTCGGCACAGAACACGGCGCTCAACACTCGCATCAAGTACGGCACGAAGGACATTGACAAAAAGATTGAGGAGCTTGACAAGCGCGAGGCGGTCATTACAGGTATATACGGCAAGGACATCGCCAAGGATGCGGCGGAGGAGACGAAAAAGACAAGCGAGGAAGAAGACAAACCTACCCAACCTACCACACCTACAAAACCTACAAAAACCGACAAAGGAAACGATGACGCCTTAAAGTCTGAAAAGGACTGGCGGACACGGGAACAGGCTCTTAACCGCATTGCCTATGCCAAGGGTGAGAAGGACTTTGAGGAGTACACGAACCGCATGACGGAGATTGACATCGAGTATAACGAGAAGGTCATGGCGAACGGCAAGGCTACGACGGAGCAGAAAATGGAAGCGGAGGCGGCTTTCTATGAAGCAAAGAAAAAGTTGGTGGATGACAAAAATACGCAGTCGGCTAAAGAGGAGAATGACTATTACAATGAACTTGTTGCAACCGAGAAGCAGAGGTTCATCGACGGCAAGGTGGACCAGAAGACGTATGACGATGCGCTCGAACTCATGGAGCTGGAACATCTACGCCGTTTGACCAAGGTCTACACGAAAGGGTCTAAAGAGCAGCTCGCCGCGGACAAGGCTTATCAGGAAAAGCTTGTCGAGAACCAGAAGAAGCGCATAAAGGAGACGGAGGACAACGAGAAGAAGCACCAAAAGGAACTCGCAAAAATCAAGGAGGATGTCTTCGGCGACAACAAGGGGGAGAAAAAGGAGAAGTACACTAAGGAAAGCAATGCCCTTGACGAGGTCTACCGCAACGAAATAAAGGCTGCAGGCGATGATGCGGAGGAAAAGCTGCGCATCGAGAAGGCTTACCAAAAAGCAAAGGTGGCTCTCGCAAAAAAGTACGGACAGGAGTACAAGGATGAAAACAGGAATATTCTCCAGGGTATGGCGGAGGATGTTACGGAATGGCTGAAGTCTGACTGGGGACAGGCGGTGACCGGGTCCTTCGACACGCTGACGTCGGGAATGTCGTCGATTTTCTCCGGCATGACGTCGCTTATTCAGGCGGAACTGGAGATTCAGACTGCCGCCATCGAGAAACGGTATGACAAGGAGATTAGTCAGGCGGAGGGCAACAACTACAAGGTTAAGAAGCTGGAGGAGCAGAAGCAGAAGGAACTCGCCAAGAAAAAGAACGAGGCGAACAAGAAGATGTTCACGATGCAGGTATTGCAAGCCGTGGCGCAGACGGCACAGAATGCACTGTCGGCTTACGGATCGGCTGCCGCCATTCCTATGGTGGGTTATATCCTTGCTCCTATTGCCGCGGCGATGGCTATCGCTGCAGGTGCCATCCAGATTGCTGCAATAAAGAAGCAACAGCAGGCTTCGGAAAGTCAGGGATATATGCGCGGTGGTTTTACTCCTTCGGGTAGGGTTGATGAAGAAGTCGGCATCGTTCATGCCGGAGAATGGGTGGCTTCGCAGGAGATGCTTGCTTCTCCTGTGGCTCGACCTATCATCAACGCTCTTGACTATGCGCAGCGGACTAACACCATCGGATCCTTACGAGCCGATGATGTTAGCCGGACGATTTCTCCTATTGCCGCTCCTTCTTCGGCTAAACAGCAGCCTATCATCGTGCAGCAGCAGTCGGACGGACTGGCTGCGGCAGCTATTGTGCAAAACGCAAAAATAATGAGTGAATACACAGAAACCATGTCCGCATTAAAGGACAGACTCAATGAGCCGTTTGTCACGGTGAACACGGTCACCGGAGACACGGGCATCAAACAGGCACAGGACGAATACAACACGCTTATCAGAAACAAAACACCTAAATCAAGGAGGAAATAAAAAAATTCACTATATTTGCAAAAAAATTGATACTTATGAAAATGAATGTGACAGATTTCGAATTGGAACTTTATTTGCCGGAGCCAACTCGTTACTATTTTGATTCTTCATTGAAAGAATTTCATGATCTTTCTGACCTCGAAAAAATTCAGCATTTGGCTTTCTGTTGCGCAAATGGTTGGGATATGTATGAACATGTGGAAGGTATGTATTGTGATTATGAGGATGTAGAAAGTTTTAAAATCCGCCTTAAAGAAACTCTCTATAACTATATTACTTTTTTAAGAATCCATGGGGATTGGGATAGTGAGTATGTCAATGAAACGTACAATCAAATGAGTTCTTATGCTGAAAAATTTCACCTTTCTATTAAGGATATAATTGGCATATTGCGTTCTGATTTAAATAGTTATGTTCATTGGAAACTTGATAGAGGCGAAATTATCTTTGAAGATAAATTAGAAATAAAATTATAAACTACGTCTTTTCATACTTTACATTTAAGTGCTATATTTGATTGAAAAATAGCACTTAATATGGAAATTATTATCAACGGCAAGCAAGCTTTTTTGAAGAAGAACACATCGTTTGACTTCATTTTCGAGAACCGTCTGTTTACTGGTTCGGACAGTTATACGCTGACCATTACGTTTCCCTTGAAGGGATGCGCCCAGAATATCGACATCTTCGGGCACATCCACCGCGCGGACGTGGAGAAGTCAAATGTCGTCTTTGACTGCGACATCCGCGACGGGGACTTCTACAAGTCGGGGTGCATCACCATTACGGAGATTTCCGACACGGAGGTGAAAACGCAGTTTCTTGAGGGTAAGAGCGCGCAGAACTTTGACTCTACTTTTGACGACATCTATCTTAACGAGCTGTTTCTCGGGTATCCGGAGGACAGGTCGCCGAGTCATTATGACCCGGAGGATGCCTTCCGTCCGTATCCTTACAACAACTGGGTGCCGCTGCCGTGGGCTAACAATTCTTACGGGGAACTGCACAATGTGGTTTCCGTGGATGCGGAAAGCGGCAAGTACAAGGAGTTTACGCAGCAGAGGAGTTCGCTGACGTTCCAGCCGTATCTTCTTTATATCCTTGACAAGATCTGTGAGGTCACGGGGTACACGGGGGATTTCTCGCAGCTTACCGTGTCGAGGATGAAGGATCTTGTTATCTGCAACACTCTGCCGCCGTCATGGGAGGCGTGGAACTTTGCCATCGCTCTTCCTCATTGGTCGCTGACGGAGTTTTTCGAGCAGCTGGAATATTTCCTTTCGGGGGAGTTCGACATCAACCACAAGAACAGGACGGTTTCTTTCTCCTTTACTCGAACGGCTCTTGAAAAGGTGGAGAGCGTAAGACTTGACAGGGTGGTGGATTCTTATACTGCCGAGGTGTCGAGGGAGGATGATTCAAAGTATTTCGGCAGCTCTAATCTGAAGTATGCTGACAATGGTTCGCTTCTATGGGCATATTCTTCGTGCGACTGGTTCATACGGGCGAACAAAAAGAAAGCGGTTGTCTTCAATACCATGGAGGAGCTTCTATCGGAAGCGAAGGGGCTTAAGATTTCGGGGGTGCAGACTATTTCAGGACCCGGACACAGCGGAGAGGGCTTCACTCGCGGTTATATGCGCGGTTCCAGGGGAAACAAGCTTTTTTTCTGCAAGGAGAACGGTACTTATTTCGTGATGTACTGTTACAAGTCGGTGTTTTACAAGAAAATCGGGGAAAGCAAGATGTACAAGTATTATAACAGGCTGCTCTCGGTAAACCAGTTCGGGGAGAGGTTCGTAAGTGAGGATTCGGACGACATCGAGATTAAGATTGTGCCGGCATGGATTGAGGGCACTGACGACACGTATGGTAACATGCTGTTTCTCAACTGCGGTGATATGGGCGACAACACGGGGTGGGTGATGTCGGAGGACGGCACCGTCAGCGGCGGCGACAGCACGACATGGTCGGGCGTTACGGAGAACACGAGGGGGCATGACGGCATTGACTATGATGCCGGGGATCTGGCACAGGGCACGGCGAGCTATGCCATTTCCAAGGGGGAAAAGGACAGTTCGGAGGATTATTTCTCGTGCATCTACATGGGGATTTGGGACGGCAGGTATTATCATCTGCCGTATCAGCCGCACCCGGTGGTGGACTTCATCGAGGTACGCGACGATTTTTCCGTCGTATATGCCGAAGAGTATTCTCTTCGCATCAATGGAAATACACAGAGCAGCGGCATTAAATACAACATCGACGGAAAGAAGAAGTACCATTTCTCTTTTCTGTCGGATTCTGTGCCCTCTCCGAGGGCGGTGTTCTACATAAATGGCGGCAAGTATCTGTGCGAAAAAATAACCGCGACGTTCCACGAATCGGGAAGGTCACGGTTACTTAAAGGCATCTTCTACCGGATTTTAGAGTAGTGCGCCTTGCAGTGCTTCGGCATGGCGCTCGATCGTGGAGCGCAGCACCTTGGCATAAATCTGTGTGGTCTTTATATCTTCATGTCCCAACATTCTCGCCACGTTCTCGATTGGCACGTCATGAGACAGGGCGAGAGTAGCGAAGGTGTGCCGTGCAACGTGGAAAGTAAGGCTGTTGCGGAAACCGAGTTGTGCCTCTATCAGATGGAGGTAGTCGTTTGCCTTTTGGTTGCTTATCTTAGGCAAATTGAAGTTGTATTTCTTAAGCACTTCCATTGCAGGGGACAGTATCGGAGTGAAGAAGCGTGTGCCGGTCTTCACTCGGCTGCCGTCAACATAGTACATACCGCCGTTGCTTAACGTCATGCTCTCGAAGTCAAAGATTTGGGTATCGGCATAAGACAAACCTGTATATGCCGAGAAGATGAACAGGTCGCGCACACGTTCAAGCTTGCCTGTAAAACGGTACTCGCGCATACGTTTCAAGTCGGATTCCGTCAAAGGACGGCGCTCCTTGCTCTTGCCGCGCTTTATCGTTACACGGGAATACGGGTCATGGGCTATCTCGTCTGTCTCGACAAGCTGCCGCACCCACTTATGTACCTTCTTGTGGTAGCCGGAAATAGTTACATCAGACCTTGTGCCGTCATGAAGCCAGTCGTCAAACTGACGGATCTTTGCCGGAGTCAAGTCGCCGTAGGTGTTCAGACCGCCGAAACGCTTTACGGCATCTATCACTACCACCTTATTCTTATGGGTGCCGGGGCGAAGCTCCTCATCGGCGAGGGCAAATTCCATGTAGCGGATGAAACTCTTGTTGGAGTTGTCCTTGGGAGCTTCTTCCTTGGGTTCCGGCTCATCTAACTTTTCAGTTTTCTTTGATTCTCCAGTTAGATGAAAATCAAAATTTTCCGGTGTCATGTCTTCACCAAGAAATTTCATCACAGACAGAATCTGCTCACATTTCTCGATCAGTTCCTTTGTCTCATGGGACTTTTCAAGTTTCTTTGCCTCACTTGGAGTACACTTGTCAATTTTCAAGTACTTCCTTCTTCCTGTGTGGTCAAGATAAACCCTCACTTCTAGAAATCCATAACCTTTCTTTGCAACAAGATTCCTTCTGTCATAAACGACATCCACTAAATTCTTTTTCATTTCAATAAAAGTTTTGCGTGACATCATCGGAGCACAGACAATCGTTGTAATGTTTTTTTAACTGTTGCAAAATGTATTATTGCCCTGGAATTCGCTAAAACTTCAAAAGTGTAACAAATTTCCAAGGGGGTGTGTAACAAAAAGTGTAACAAATTTCTGTATCTTTCTGTACTTTTCTGTATCGTTAATTACCTTTTGCCCCAAATCAGCCACTTGGTTTGACAT